AGCTGGAGCAGGGACCGATCGAGAAGTCCATCGTCACACAGGCCATCCGCGCCGGCAGGCCACTGCCGGACAAGATCGCCAACGCACCCCGTCTGGCGGTCGGCCTCGAGATCTACTGGATGGCGTTCGACGAGCTCCACACCTGCCGGCCGGCGGGCATGGGGCTCGCCAGCATCCCGTGGACGGCCACCGACCGCTATGCCGACGCCAACGGCTTCCAAGGCGAGCAGCGCGACGACCTGCACCACCACATTCGTGAGATGGACGGAGCGTACCTGAGGTATCAAGACGGCAAGAAGCCGGCGCCCAGCGCGAGGAGCAAGAAGTGAGCCTTCGGGACTTCTCAGTGCGCATGCGCCGTCGGGTCCGCGAGGTGGAAGTCGGGGTGGATCGCATCGTGCGCGAGACGGCGCTGCTGTGCGACCGAGAGCTGGTCCTCACGACTCCAGTCGACACCGGCCGAGCTCGCTCCAACTGGCAGGTCAGCGTCGGCGCTGCCGAGACCGAGGCGATCCCGGCCTACTCCGAGGGCGAGGGTGGCTCGACCGGCGCGGCCAATGCCCAGGCTGCGCTGGACCAGGGGCGAGCGGCGGTGGCTGGACGAGGCCAAGGGCAGACCATTTTCATCACCAACAACTTGCCGTATATTGGTCGTCTGAACGACGGCTACTCGGCGCAGGCGCCGGCCGGCTTCGTGCAGACGGCGGTGCAGACCGCTATGGAGTACGTCCGCAACCGAGCGAGGGTGCTGGGCCGTGGCAACTGAACGGATTATCATCTCGGTCGAGGCACGCAACACTCGTGTAGTGAAGCGTGAGATCGAAGAGGTTGGCGAGGCAGGCAAGCGCGCCGCCTCCGGCATCGACGCGCTGAAGGCCGCGCTGGCCGGTGTCGGCGCGGTGGCCGTCGCCCGCGAGTTCATCCGCCTGGCTGACACGTTCACCAACATGTCTGGCCGCGTGCGGCAGGTCACGGGCAGCATGGCCGGCACTCGAGTCGTCATGCAGGAGCTGCTCGAGATCTCCAACCGGACGCGCCAGTCCTTCGAGAGCACCGTCGACATCTACGCGCGCGTCGGGCAGGCGGTCAAGGACCTGGGGATCTCGCAGCGTGAGACTATACAGTTCACGGAGACGCTGAACCAGCTGGTGGCAACGTCCGGAGCCTCCGCCTCCGCTGCTAACGCCGCCATAGTGCAGCTTGGGCAGGGCCTCGCCTCCGGAACGCTGCGTGGTGATGAGCTGAACAGCGTCCTCGAGCAGCTGCCCAACGTGGCGGACGTCATCGCTCGAGGCCTGGGCGTCACTCGCGGTCAGCTGCGCAAGCTGGGCGAGGAGGGCAAGATCACTGCTCGGCAGGTGCTCGACGCCTTCAGGAAGGCGCGCGAGGAGGTGTCCAACAACTTCGCCAATTCCGTCCCGACGATCGCTGGTGCGTTCCAGGTGCTGCAGAACAACGTGCTGGCGCTGGTCGGCCGCTTCGACGCCTGGGCCGGCTCGAGTCGTGCCCTTGTCACGGTGCTGACCGCAGTGTCTACCAACCTCGAGACTCTCGCTCGCTCAGCCGCCGCTGCCGGCATCGTGATCGCCACGGTGCTGGTGGGGAAGGGCATCAATGCGCTGATCCTCGGCCTGCGCGCGCTGGCGGTGGCCGCTCTGGCCAACCCGTTCACGGCGCTCGCCACCGTCCTCCTGGCGACGACCGCATACCTGATCGCCTTCTCCGACCAGATCATGGTCACGGCCGGTGGCATGGCCAATCTGCAGGAGGTGTCGCAGGCCGCCTGGGAGGAGATCAAGGCGCAGGCGCAGAGCGCGTGGGAGACCATCAAGACGATCTTCAGCGAGTCGCGCAAATTCTGGACGGACGCCTTCGGCGAGCCAGCGCGGCAGGCCGCCGAGTACATCAGCTCCGCCTTCAGCAACATCGCTGGCAGCGTTGGCTCCGCCTTCTCTGGGCTTCAGCTCAACTTCCAGGACGTGCTGCGTGGCGCGGGCATCGTCGTGGACAGCGTCATCGCCCTGTTCGTGGGCTGCTACCGCGCCATCGTCGCGGCGTTCAGCAACCTGCCTGGTGCGCTCTACGATCTCTTCGCCCGCGCGCTGAACGGCATCACCGAACTGGTCGAGCGGACGATCAACTCAATCATCAGCGGGATCAACACGATCGGCGCCTGGGCGGGCCGGTCCCTGCTCGATCCGGTATCGCTGGGCCGAGCGGAGACGATCGCGTCGCGTGGTGGACAGTCTCTTGGCGAGTCGGTCGCGGCGGGCTTCGACGCGGGCATCCGCAGCATAGGCGAGTCGAGGCCGGTCGGACAGTTCGTGGAGCGAGCCCTCGCAGCGGGCACCGAGCTGGTGGACCGCGTCGCGACACGGGCCAACGCGATCGGAGAGCAGCGTCGCGAGCGCGAGCGGCTGCAGGCCGGTGAGGACGCCGCTGCTCGCGCGGCCCTGGAGCGCACTGGCACCAACCGGACGCCAGCGGCCGACGCCAACGCGCGCAAGGGTCGCCGGCAGGTCACCTTCGCCGATCTCCTGGCTGAGCTGCAGGGCGAGAACAGCATCCTCCGCGCCAACCGCGACGAGCGCAAGGCGCTGGCCGAGGTGCTTCGCTTCGAGGAGCGGCTGCGGCGCTCGCTGACCGAGGCGGAGCGAGCCCAGGTCATCCAGCTGGCGCGCGAGAACGAGCTGCTGGACCGCCAGAACCAGCTCTACGACGATCTGGTGGGTCCGCAGGAGAAGCTGCAGGAGCGGCTCGAGGACCTGAACACGCTCTACCAGCAGGGCCGCATCAACGCCCAGCAGTACGGCGAGGAGATGTTGCGGCTGCGCGTGACCACGACGGCGCTCGACAACAGCATGACTGGTGGCATCAGCAACGCCTTCGCTCGCCTCGCCGAGCGTTCGAACGACCTGGGCAAGTCGATCAGCGACGCGATCGTTGGCGCGCTTGACGAGGCCACCGAGGCGTGGATCGAGTTCACCCGAACGGGCGAGTTCAACCTGCAGAAGCTGGCCGACAGTCTCTATGCGACCGGCACTCGCATCGCGATGAACCAGCTCATGGCCAATGCTCTCCAGGCGATCATGGGTGCAGGCAGCGGGATGTCCGGCGCGACGGGAACCGGCGGTACCGCGACTGGCGGCAGCTTCGACTGGGGCAAGCTGATCGGCACCGTGGCGCCGGCGATCATCGGCGGCATGAGCGGCGGTGGCAGCATGGGTGCGCCCAAGGCGTTCGCCACTGGCGGCAGCTTCATGGTGGGTGGGGACGGTGGCGTCGACAGCCAGCTGGTGTCGTTCCGCGCATCTCCTGGGGAGCGCGTCGACGTGACGACCCCAGCTCAGCAGCGGTCGGCCTCCTCTGGGCCGACGCAGCAGAACACCGTGGTGCAGAATTTCCAGATCATGGCCAACGACCCGAACGCCTTCCGCGCCTCCCAGCAGCAGATCCAGAAGCGTGGTCAGCTGTCGGCGCAGCGCTCGCTGTGGAGGAACGCATGAGCTTCGACGAGATCCGGCTGCCCGAGGACATCGAGCAGGGTGCCCAGGGCGGGCCGGAGTTCTTCACGCAGGTCTCTCGGCTGGCGAACGGCTCCGAGAAGCGCAACGCCGTATGGTCGCAGTCCAAGCCGTCGTGGGATGTTGGCTACGGCATCCAGAGCCTCTCCGACCTGCGGACGGTGCTGACTTTCTTCTACGCTCGGCGCGGCCGGCTGCGCGGCTTCCGGTTCAAGGATTACTCCGACTACACGGTCTCCCTGCAGACCCTGGGCACGGGCACCGGAGCGCTGACCACATTCCAGGCGTTCAAGCGCTACACGGACGACGGAGGCACGACCTTCGACCGCACGCTGACGAAGCTGGTTACCGGCAGCGTCACTGTGCTGCTGAGTGGAGTGCCGACGGCGCTGTTCTCCGTCAACTACAATACTGGCGTCATCACGATGAACTCGGCGCCAGCCAACGGAGTCGCCATCACCTATCGGTGCGAGTTTGATGTGCCTGTTCGCTTCGACACAGACAAGCTCGACGTCAACCTCAAGCACTTCGACGCCGGCTCCGTCCCGAGCATCCCAATCATCGGCATCGGCCTCTGACATGCGCACCCTTTCCGCCGGACTGCTTCTGCACATCGCCCAGGAGGAGACCGCTCTCGCGACCTGCGTCGAGATGACGCGTCGCGACGGAGTGGTCTACCGCAGCACCGACCACGACGCAGACCTGACGGTCAGCGGACACGTCTACCAGTCCACCTACAGCCACGAGCGCAATGCTGTCAGCAGCGAGTCCGACATGTCCGTCACCGAGACGACGATCATCGGGCTCGTGGACGACGACGGCATCAGCGAGCACGAGCTGCGCGCGGGGCTGTGGAACGGCGCGCGCATCCGCATGTTCGGCGTGCAGTGGAGCAACGTCGCCAGCGGCATCGTGACGCTGCTCACTGGCTTCCTCGGCGAGGTGTCCCAGAAGGACAACGGCACGTTCACCGTCGAGATCCGGGGCCTTTCTCAGCGGCTGCAGCAGACGATCGGCGAGCTCTACCTGGCCGAGTGCGGCGAAGACTTGGGCGGACCCCGCTGCAAGATCCCCATCGCTCCGTCGCTGCACGCGACCAGCACTCCCTACGTGCTGGGCGACTTCGTCCGCGTGGCGACCGACCTTGGGGCGACCGCCGCATACCAGGAGGAGAGCCGCATCTACGAGTGCACCGACGCCGGCACGTCGGGCGGCACCGCGCCGACCTTCGACACCACTGTCGGCAACACGACGACGGACGGTGGCGTCGTCTGGACGGCGCGCACCGCGTGGACGCGGCCGGCTGAGATCTCCACCGCGACTGATCGGGAAACCTTCAGCCTGGTGGACGACGGCGCTGTCGGCGCCCTGGATGATGAATACTTCCGAGCCGGCGTCGCTACCTTTGAGACTGGACTTAACGCCGGTATCTCACGAGACATCCTCGAGTGGTCGTCTGGAGCCTTCGCGATGCGCGTTTTCCTGCCGTTCCCCTTCGAGATCTCGGCCGGCGACCAGCTGCGCCTCCAGCCCGGCTGCTCCAAGCGGCTCTCGCGCTGCCGAGATCACTTCGCGAACAAGCTCAACTTCCGCGGCCACCCACAC